AGTACCTTGATAACGTCTGTCACGATGCACCCATCAACAAGAACTGGAACCTACGCATAGCAAGCGATCCCGTCTTGTCACCTTGAGTCTTGGCTTGAATCACATCGTTTTCAATCTGATCCATAGCTTGTTCAATTGTTCTGCGAGTAATCGACTCGTTGCCGACATCGTATTCTGGGGCAGGCACCGGCAGTGGGTTCTGTCTAGTCGCCATTACCGTCTACCGTCCTGTCTCATATCAAATCGTAGATCACCTAGTCGCCACCCAAACCCAGCGCCCGTGCTCTCAACTCGAACAACAGCATGCCTAGCTCGAGTCCTTATGTTTGATTGCGTGGTGCTAGGTGTAACAGTCGCAGTAGCTTGTGTTGTTGGGGTCTCTAAGGGGAAGTTGCTGCCCTTAATCGTAAAGTCGATTGACGCATCCTCGGTAGTTCCGCTGAACTTAAAGTCAGGAATGATTCTGCTGATCATCATAAAACGATCACCTTCAGCAATCTCAAGGTCTCCTGACTCAACAAACGCGGTCATTGCAGACCCGTCATCATCAAAGCCAGTTTCTTGGTTATACAGATAATTAGCATCCGTCACCCCAGTGTTTACAGATGAAGCAATAGGGTTTGAGTTCTTTGACGTTCCCATCCAAGCGCCTCTATCCAATGTGCCGACAGCCCACAGATTCTCTGCGTAATTATACGATACATAGTTCGTGATTTCTGTGTCACCTTCGCCCACAGGGTAGAACCATATAACCTCTGAGAAGTCATTGTTCTCAGCAGCAAACACCTTAAACGCTTGGCCCTTGTTAAGATTAGAAAAGACATGTTCTTTTACGCTACACGGCAGTGGCTGGACTGACCCGTTGTAGACGTAGAAACCACCTGAATCCATGAAGTAGACCGAACCTCTAGCGTTTACCGCCGCGTTAGGCGAAATCATGGATATGTCAGTGCTTAGCGTTGCAAACTGGAATGTAAACGGGGCACCCACAAACCGCATTGAGTGAAGGCTGACATCTGTAAACACAAGGATTTCTTGCCTTGTTTGAACAGCACCAACGATCTGGGAGCCGGAGTTTATTCGCACACCGCCAGCAGTGTTCGTTGCCGTTGGTGTCCAGTCGGCAGCGTTTTCTTGATCTGAAAAGCGTATGAACAGCGGATCAATGTTGGATGAACCAATCGGGTTTGTGCCGAAGGCTATGACATGCTGATCTATATCAGAAACTAAAACCTGCAATGCGACAGTTGGTACATTAGAGGCACCGCCCAAGGTTGTAGCGTTGACTGCCCTCGCCCCAGTACCGGAAGACTCGTCCCAGTAAAATATGCCACCACCTCGAATGTTAAAAATCAGGTCTTCACCAAAGTTGTCTTGACTAAAAAGACGCAACTGACCGGCAGCAGAAACACTGCTAGAGCTACCCCAAGTGCCAGAACCCCATGTCCCTGCACCCCAACCCGTGCCTTGAACAAATGTGTTTAAGCCTGTGTTTATCTGATACGTCGCAACCGTTGAACTGCCGCCATTACCACTGTCGCTTGCGTTAGCGGTTACAGTCGCACCGCTGGTGTCTTTTGCCACGATAGTAAAGGTGTTTGTCGTGGGCACAGAAGCAATCTGATATTCCTGATTCAAGACCGATGCAATTATATTGCCGCCCAAAGATGCTGCATCAGAGAAAGTAACGAAGTCATTGACCACTGCACCGTGTGCATTTTCAGTGACGGTAATCGTTGAAGAGCCGTTGGTTGCTGCAAAGGTGGCATCACCCGCCCCCGATGTCAGCCTAATCGGTGTGACATCGGTGTATCCAGAGCCTTCTGCTATGTAAAACTTCAGGTTGGTGCCAATCCCAAGATAGCTAATTGACTCAAGCGAAGACCAGTGATGGAGCGAACGGCACACACCAAGGAAGCTTTGATCAGAGTACTTAGTCCAACCGCCAATCTTTTCTACTCGGCCTTGCCTGAATCTGATCTTGTCAGAGTCAAACCAGCCAGCATCGGCTGTGTACTCGGTTCCCTCTTTGTTGACGCCTGGGGCGAACTGTACTTTCGCCAGAGTCATTTAGTATCGACCAATCAACGAAGCTAACCCTACAGGGCCACCCGTTGCCTTACCGACGTTCATCGCTGGTCTTATGTTTGGCCTCCCACCAGCTTGCCCCATCTGCATCGCTCTCAATCTAGGTGATTGACGTATTTCTTCAGGGCTTGGCGGTAGGTTGTCACCGGGACGCGCCATTATAGGTTGAGAAACTCGGCCAGTTGGTGTTCCTGCTCTTAGACGTTGGCCTGCGTCCATCATTGGGGGAGGTGATCCCGTGTATTGTCGGACAGGGCTTGGCGGTGGATTGTTGCCAAACGTCGGTGATGGCGGGGCAGTCAATCCTGGGAACCTTGCTAGTTGGCCCTCACGCGCTTGGGGCGCATCCTGGCCTGCTGGAGATCTATAGACGGGGTTCATTACAGTGCCTCTGTCTAAAATATCAGGATCTATTTTGAAAGATTGCGTCCCATATGGATCCATGCCTATATCGGGCTGTGGTTGCCTATTTGTTTCTCGCCCTCGATCAGGCGACCTAACAGTCTTTGCGCCCCCCTTAGATCCGCCTTTGCCAGAACCTGTCTGAACAGGAAACCCTGTAGCAGGGTCAATCTGTCTTTGACTTATCGCAGGCTGATTAGACAAGAAACCACTCAACCCTGTTGGGCCTTGCATCCTGCCATAACGACTTGGCGGTTGACTGTAAGGATTTCTGGGCATTGGATATCTGGGTTGTGGACTAGGAAATCCGCCAAACCTGTCGTTATTATTGCCTAAACCACCAGGAAACGGGTTTCTACGAGGCATGTTTCTTCCGTAGTCATAATTATCAGGAACCGTGCCTCTTCCGACAGGAACCTGACTTCTTAAAACACCCCCTCTAGTAGGAAATCCTGTGTTAGGAACAGGCTTAGGGAATCTATCAAAAGTGTCTGTCACATAACTGTCTGCCACGATTCCTGTTGAGCCAGCAGAACCTAATGGATTGGGGCCATAACCAAGGCCACCAAGAGTGCCAAATCTACCACCCCTAGTAGGCTGTCTAGGCGGAACAACATTCCCGCCACCTTTTGATCCCGCTGTTCCAGGAGTGCTTTTAGCCATTATGCATATTCTCCAGATCTAATCATTTCGGTCACCCTCACAGCCCTCATGCCTACTTGTTTCGCCCATTTGCTGTCCATAAATTCATCAGCAGCTATATCAAACTGTTCGCGTGACATAGCCTCAAGAGCCTTTACAAAACCACGCAATCTGGTCAGACCAAGGTTGAAACACATATCAATCATTGCATCCTGACGCGCTTCGTTGATGCCATTGAACCAAAAGTATGTGTCTGCAAGCTCGCTTTTTACTCGCGCTACGTCATTCGCCAACAAGTATTCGATCTCATCGTCAGATAGCCCGAGGCCAGACTCTGAGATATTTCTGCCGACACCTATCGTTTCGTACCCTTGGCTGCACTTATAGACCTTGGATTTGACGCCCTCATGGCGCTTTATCATTTCAATTAGCTCGCCCATTACTTTTCCCGTGCGACGGAGTTAACTTTCTCGTAGGAACGCATAGCGCCCAACCCGAGCATACCCATCATAACGGGCACAAGAAGCGTTGTATCTACCTCTGGTACAGCCACCCAGATGCTGATTATGTTGGCAACAATGGTGTTGTACAGCAGCCCTAATGCACAGATCCAGCCGATAGCAGGTCGCCACCCCGCTACAAATAACGACTTATGTGCAGCTTCCATCTTGTTGATTTCAAGCTGGCCCTTGAGCGCCTCATGCGAGTGTTTTTCACTCATCGTCGCTATCTCATGGGCTAAGGCATTCTTCTGATCCTTGTCTTCTATGAACTTGTCTAGCAGCCCTGTAACCGGCCCAACCAACGATGCAACGATACTCATAATCTACTTCCTATTTGACCACGCTTGAGCGCCAAAAAACGCAGCAAGTATACCCGCAACTGATACGAAGTAGACTGCCGCCATATCACCTAAGATAGATGCAGCTTGAGTCAGCCCGAAAAGCTCTGACGCCACGACCAAGCTGGGATATAGCAACATTCCCCACAAAGCAAACCATGACATAGCACGTTGTGCGTCGGCTCGTTCATGGTGCAACCGTAGCTCCAGTAATTCTTTGCTAGTTTCGATCTCTTCATCAGAAACTACGCCATCACCATCAGCATCGTATTCGGCGTACTCACTGCCTTCTTGTAATTTTTTAGCTGCCATATCAGTCCCATGTTTTCGTATTTGCTGCAACTCGCTTTGGAATGCAGTAAGCCGTAATGTTCTCTTGCATCTGGTAGCGGCTGTTTATCTTAGTTTTACCTGTGCTGACGTAGTAAGCAAACGTGTTACACCGTGTGATGTCGCGGAAGTAAAACTGATCTGCTATTGGCTCTCCGTTCACAACCACGACAAGCAAAAAAGCCATCATCGTGTTAACCAACCAAGCAATAACGCCAGCGTCATGGGCAAAAGAATTACCAGCATTCCAATGACTAAAGAGATTTCCCTGACCTCTTTCCAAAACTTTTTCTTTCGAGCCGCTGCTCTAGCCAGTTCAATCTGCTTCTGCTTACGAGCTTCTGCCATTGCCTGCATAGCTTCTTGGTAAAGTTGTCCGTTACCGCTAACGGTAAAAAGATCCTTGATTTCCCTCATGGTTTCTTGGATCTGCTTCTTGGCTAGTGCCGCCTTTACCGCATCCGCCTCTGACAGCTTGCCCTCATTTTGGGCGCGTTGAAGCTCTACCTCTGCACCGCCTAGCGAAGATAGAAAACCCGAGATTGATTGGATGTCGTTGGTGGTCTCAGCGACCTGCTTAATCGCACTGGTGGCCGCGTTTACGCCAGCCACGATAGCAGCGATTTCACCAATCATGGTCAGCCGCCAAGGAAGAACTGCGGCAAAGCAGCCGCTGCAATCAATGCGTACAGTCCGTAAATAAGATTTTCTAGGTGCTTAAACTTAGCAGAGCCTTCTGCAAGGCGCTCTTCGATACGTTGGTAGCGTAAGGCACACTCACGCTCATGCGCGTTAACTTCGTTCAATGCTTGTTCGCCTTTGTCGCTCATACTGATGTATCTATCCTTCGTGTTTGGGCAAGGGGCGTAGCCTCAATCTTGTTGCCTTTCTGTGTATATAAAACAGGTATAACCGTCTCCACCATATCTCTTACGGTTTCGCCATCTGCACCTGTTCGTAGGCGTTCTTGCTTTTGTACTGCGACTTGCTTCCAACTAACTTGAGCAGTGTCGCTAACTGGCCCTATTTCCATCTTGCTGTCCCTCAACAGGAAAACAATTGATATTGGCAGCTACCGTCCTTCGTTCACCCTCGCCTTGGAAGGGGTAAACCATGTGCTGCATCCATGATGGGAACATATATAAGCGCCCCACCTGCGGCCTTACCACGACGTTCTGCGTAGGTTTAAGCCGTTCTCTATCCCATGTACTGCTCTGCCCGTAGTTAAAGCAGAGACAGCCATCACTTTCGCCAGAGGCGTTATACAGCCCGAACTCTTGCGATCCCGGTCTTGGCCCCTGCACTATCTGGGGCGGCACCTTAGTCCATGTCGTACAGCTAATGCCCATCACAGTTTTCGTGCCGTGATCGTGAATCGGGTTGTAGTCACCCTCGTAGCTATGCACCGACCATAATTCATCCATCTCGACGTTTCTGTTGCCATCCAGCACCTGACCAGATTGGGCCATGAACTGGTTAATATACGTCACGCCCATCTCGCACAAGAACCTAGAAAACGGTGCCAGCCTTGGATCTTCGTGATCCATTACTAGCTGCTCGCCTGTCTTGATCTGGCCCACTAGCGTATGCGCTGCGCTGACCTTATCTTCTTGTGTGACTAACTCATCAAGGTAGTCATTACACGAATCAACAAACTCTGTCGGGATGTCCAATTCCATCAGAAACACTGACGGCAGCGGGTGCATCTGAAACTGAATCTCAGCCATTTGCTACTTCAGTCTCTTCCTCGCCCTCTTCTACAGGCTCTTCGGGATCAACCATCTGCGCGTCAGCTTGTACCTTGATCTTCATCATCAAAGGCCATGTGCCTGATTTACTTGGCATATCGCCAAGGATCGCTAGGATTGCGTTGATCTCGTTTTCTTCTAGGCTAATTTGCACGGTCTATTTTTCCTTATGGTGTATAGGCTTTGGCTGCGGTTACAGCACTGTCGATAGCGGTAAAGTCTTCTGAACCCCAATCATCTAGCGCCTTGCCTGCTTCTAAGTACCCAGCACTACGCAGTACACGCTCTTGCTTTTCTTCATTGGTCAGATCGTTGC